TAGCGTCTTTCACAACCATGGGGTTATGCAGTTCATAATCACGAAAATGGCCTAAAACTAAATGGCAATACTTGCACAATGTGATCAAATTCGATTCTTTTAGCTCCAACCTTGGATCAACGGAAAATGGCACTATGTGATGAACTTCCAAATTTTTATCAGTGCAACACGCATCACAACAAAAGTTTTTTTCAATAAACTTTCGCCGAAGCTTCGGCCATTGCCATGACCTGCCCTTGGTTAGGATTTCAACGTAGTGCTTCATTATTTGATTCCCATTAGATACTCGAACGCTGTTTTTGCCTGGAGCGGAACAACTGCATTCCCAAGTCGTTTAAGTCTGTCCATCCTAAAGGGAAATTCATCAGCCATTCTACCCACATGGGGTTCAACTTCCCACCAGCTAGCCAGGCCAGTGTTAGAGATTTTCTTCTTCCTTCTGCCGGATAACCGCCTTCTTTCGAGTTGTGAACGGTTGGAGTAGGCCAATAAAAACCATCTCTCTCTTTTGTGATTCGCTCCAACTTCTGCAGCGGATAACATAGACCATCGACAGTCATACCCGACTTCGGTAAGTTCCTGAATAACTCGGTCCAATCCCCGTGTTCTGATTGCTGGCACGTTTTCAAGGAATAAGAACGTGGGCTTGATTTCTTTGGCCAAGCGCACGATTTCGAAAAAAAGACCGCTTCGCTTGCCTTCCAAGCCTCTACCATTTCCTGCAACGCTAATGTCCTGGCAGGGGAATCCGCCGAATATAATGTCGATTGGAATATCGATAAATTCTGCCGTAATTTCTCTGATGTCTGTACAGATTGGAGCGCAGTCAATTTTCCCTTCAACCATCCGTGATAAGAGGATACCTTGAGCATGTTTGTCTTTCTCACAATAAAGCATTGTTCGACAGTATTCAGACAATGCAAGTTCAAATCCGCCGATACCGCTAAAAACACTAATGGCATTTAATTTATCCTCATTCATTGACAACAATCCTTGGTTAAAGCATCGACACGGTAAATTTTCTGCACTGGTAGGCTTGGCTCGACTATCGCAAGCAAGTCTTTAGTCGTGACAACGGTTAGGCCACGGCCACAATCGCTGCAACGGTGAATGAATTTGACTTCTTTATCATTCACGATTTGGTTGAATGACCGACCGCAGTAAGGGCAATCACCGTGTATAAGGTACTCTCTGTGTGCGTACATATGACCTACCTAATTACTATTAACAATTCTATTAATATGGTATAATCATTATCAAAGAGCAATGAAAGGATTTTAAATGGCTAAAAAAAAACCACAAGGCAAAAGGAAAAGGCACGTCCCGGCGCATGAATTGGAAAGATTGAAAGGCGATGTCTCTTGGCATGATTTTAATTCTTTCGGTATGCCTGACCTTCCAAAAAATGGAGCGCCGAAAAAAGAATTTACTGAGGATGATTGGCGAAGGCTTTCAGAGTATGCTAACGCGCAATGCAATCAGAGAGAAATAGCAGCATTTTTCGGGCTGAATATAGAGACTCTAGCGAACAGAATTAAAGAGCGATATGGTATAAGTTTTCCAGAGTATTTAGATACAAACTGCAATGGCGGCAAGGCAGCTTTGCGAAGAAGACTCTTAGAAATAGCCTTTTCTAAACAACCGGGGAACGTATCAGCTGCGATATGGTTAAGCAAAAATTTACTTGGTATGAAAGATAGCGTGAAGGTGGAAGGCGGAGATAATCCGTTTAAATTTGCTTACTCACTCATGGATGATGAACTGAACAAACAAGATGAATGAAGCGATTGACCTTTCTAATTTAGAACCGTACTGGCAGCGGCGTAAATCGATTTCAAAAAATTCAGGTATCACAATAGACACGTTCAAGCCTGTTATCCCATGGCAAAGAAGGTGCCTACTTGATATCAGAACCAAGTTTGATTATTCGGTTGGTACGCATGAAGTTCTATTGTCTGGCTCGGTAGGAAGCGCCAAATCTTTATTTCTAGCGCATATCATAGTAAGCCATTGTATGTTGTATGCAGGTGCTTGCGCTGGTGTGTTTCGCTTAACTTCGCCGGACTTGAAAGATACGATTTTCAAAGATATCGTCGATCATCTTTATTGCCAGCATCTAAAAGAAGGACGCGACTATTGGATAAACAATACACGCGGACAGGTTCATTTTAGAAACGGTTCATCGATCATCACAAGGTCATTCAGCGACAAGCGTTATACAAAAGTGCGTTCCTTGCGCCTATCTCTGGCCGTGTTCGAAGAATTTACCGAGTTTAAAGGTGAGCATGAGCAAGCCGTGAAAGAGACTAGAAACCGCTTGGGACGTTTACCAAACGTGCCAGAAAATCTTTTGATTGGAGCGACTAACCCGGATTCACCTGACCATTGGATTTATGATTATTATATCGAAAATAAAGAAAAGCATGAGACGCGCCACGTTTACTACTCTTTAACGTTCGATAACCCATTTTTGCCAGAATCTTATATTAAGTCCATCCTTCGCAATTTAGACGCCAAGCAAGTATTAAGGATGGTGTTTGGCCGTTGGATCGAATTGAGAGGGGACGTTGTCTATTACGAGTATGGCGAATATAATTATATCAAGCGTAAATACAAGGTAGATCCAAATAAGCCGATACACGTAAGTTGGGACTTTAACATAGGCGCAGGAAAACCGTTATCGTGTGTCATGTTTCAGACAACGCAATTATCCGATGAAACCTATTCCTATCACTTCTTTAATGAAGTAGTGGTAGAGGGAATGCGAACGCTTGATAGCTGCGAAGAAATAGCAGAAAAAGGAATACTAGACAACTACGGTAGGCAGATTATCGTACACGGCGATGCAGCTGGCGCACACAATGATACCCGATCAAAGCGCACTGACTACGACATTATCATGGGATTCTTGCAAAACTATCAAAGAGCGGATGGTCAAAAACTGGAAGTTGTAAAAAAGGTGCCTAACTCAAATCCGCCGATCAGAACCCGGCACAACAAAATGAACGCGCTTTTTAAAAATGCTTTGGGTGAAGTTAGGATTTTTGTGTATTCTGACTGTGAGACACTGCACAAGGGCTTTAGACTTACGAAACTGAAAGATAAAGGTGCTTTGATTGAGGATGATGGCCCTAGCTGCCCATTTCAACACGTAACAACGGCAGCTGGCTACGGTGTGATAGCGAGTGAAAAATTCTTTGAATATGAAAAACAAGTAAATCAAATAAAGAGGCGTTTAAATGGCTAGTCAAGCAACAAGAGAAAAAATAGGCAAGGTGTGGGCTGATGATCCAAATGATAGAAGGTCAAGCGATAAGGTTCTATCTGATTTGTTTGAAAGTAAGATAGCTGGTTATGTTAAAGAGCGCATAGCCAAAGAAATCATCGATAAAAATGAACAAAAAGAAATGGCGGCAAGGATTCTTGAAATTGATATTGTAAAAAGAATCGTAACAAAGCTTGCTAAAGCATACAAAGACACACCAGTTAGGAAAATAGTTGGTGGTAGTGAAAAAGATAATGAAATTCTTGATTGGTATCTTAAAAACACCAATCTAAAGGATATCTTTTTTTCAATAGACAAAAATTACAACAATTTTAAAGAATCTTTGATTCAATGCTTTTATCACGTTCGCACAAATAAGCCATATTTCAAGGCGTGGTCGCCTAATGATTATATTGCGGTGAGTGATGATACTCAGGATATGACCAACGCTACCATATTTGCAACGTATTATGGGCAAACAGAATCAAAGCAGGTTTTGCTTTTTTGCGTGTCTGAAAATGAAGCTTGGATACAGGATTTAAAAGGTGATATTTATCCAAACGAAACAAACCCGATGAATGAAAATATCTATGGCTCCAATCCATTTATTTACATCAAAAATACTAGCATTGATGTTATGCCTTATCCTGATGATAGTATGATCAGTGTGGCAACTCTGATTCCTATGCTATGCGGAGATATCAACTACGCAATCAAGTACATGAGCTATGGGATTGTATACGGTATCAATATCAAAGAAGACTTGATAAGGCGTGGTCCTAACGCCTTTTGGAATCTTTTGCCATTCGATGAAAGCAGCACAATAGCGCCTACCGTTGGCACGTTGAAACCTGATATTGATATCAAAGACGTTTTTGATGGTATCATGATGCAATTGCAATTGTGGCTTAATGCCAGAGGCATATCGTCAAGTATCTTTGGATATAATACTAGCTCTATTTCATCGGGTGTAAGCAAGATGATTGATGAGGCGGACGTATCAGATATCGTCAAATCGAACCAAGTCACATATGCAGAAATGGAAAAAAATCTTTTCGATTTCATCATGTATCATGGTCATGAAGTTTGGAAGCTTAACAATCCAGAGATACCGCAACAAAGCTTTACACCCGGCTGTTATGTTGAAACTGTTTTTGTTGAACCTGAAATCATCAAAACAAGGCAAGAGATGATTACAGAAGTGAGTCAAGAATTGAAAGCCGGACTTACATCAAGAAAAAGAGCAATCAAAAAACTGAATCCAAATCTATCAGATGACGAGATTGATTCAATCATGAGGGAAATGTCAATCAATCAAGAAAGCCAAAACGACACTGTATGAGGTGAATCATGGGTGCAAAATGGCAGCGTTTTGACGTAGTGATACCAAAAGCGATCAAGTCCACAAAGGACAAGCTTGCTTTGGGTGAGCATATTGTCGAATACATCCGGCAGCGGACAGAGAAAGGGAAGGATAACGAAGGCGGACGCTTTCCAAGATACTCAAAAGCCTATGCGGATAGCCTTGATTTCAAGATTGCTGGCAAGTCACGCGGCAAGCCTGATTTGAAACTGACTGGTGACATGTTGGCGGACTTGGAAGTTTTGAGCATAAAAGGCGACAAGCTTCTAATTGGGTATAAAAACGGTACGATTTCGAACGCCAAAGCCGATGGTCACCAAACCGGATGGCAAGGCGAACGTCCAAACGCGGCAAGGCCATTCCTTGGCTTTGAAGGAAGTGAGAAAGCAAAACTCAAATCGATCATCAAAGAGCACGTTCAAGCCGTGAAAGATGATGATATTTCCCTTCGAGCCTATGCGTACCTATCAGCAAAGGATATCAAAGCGAAGGTCAAGCCAAGGATTAAACCCGATGAAACCTTAGATGAGGATTGAGCCATGGCCACACAAAAGAATAAAGAAAATATGGCGCGTTGGGTAGCCAAGCTTAACGGTGCGGTGATGGATGCATCGGGACCAGAACAGCTTAGAGCCATCGGTGCTTTCATGATTCAAAAAATCACAGTCAGAACGCGCCTTGGCTACGGTGTAAAGGATAATTTAGCTGAAAAAAGCAAGTTAAAAAAGCTTTCAAATCCTTACAAAGAATTTAGAAAAAGCTATCCGTTCCTTTCGGATATGACTACAGCTAACAAATCAAACTTAACTAAGACTGGAAGTATGATTGATTCACTCAAGGTTAAGGACTTTAGAAAGAATGCAATCCGAATCGGACCAACTGGCTTTGATCGCGATGGCGTTTCAAATAGTAGCAAAGCTTTCTGGCAAGAAAAAATGGGCAGAGTGTTCTTACGGCTATCGGCTCAAGAGGTCAAGCAGGTAAGAATTTTTTGGATTAGGCAATTTTCTGACTTGCTAAAAAAAGAAAATTTAGTTTAACATGAAAGGGTAGACGAATGACTACAAACGAATCTTCAAATGGTCCCGGTGGGACAAACTCCGAAGCCAGCGGCGACGGTGAAAAAAATCAAAACAATGAGAATACCGGAAAAGGTCACGTTTCCTATGAGACGTACCAAAAAACGCTTGATGAGGCTAAAAAAGCCAAAGAAAAGCTACGCGCTATTGAAGAACAAGCTTCAAAGCTTGCCGAAGAAAAGATGATTGCCGAAGGTAACTGGAAAGGTTTACTTGAGGCGCGTGAAAACCGTATTAAAGAGTTGGAAGAAGAAAACAACCAAACCAAATCTAAATACGGCGAACTAAACGAAAGGATAGCAGGGAGTCAAAAACTCTCTAAAGTCCTTTCAAAATTGGGTGGTGATTTAGACGACAAGTATTTTGGTTTGATCGATATCAGTGAAGTTAAGGTTAATCCTGAAACCGGCGAAGTAGATGATATGTCGGCGGCAAAGGTAGCTGAAAACTTCAGAACCATGTACCCAGAGACGATAAAGAAAAAGTTTAATCCTAATTCAATGGGTGAAAATCGAAGCGGTTCTGGGAATGATCAACCAACCACGATAGCATACAAAGATTGGTCTAAATTGCCGTATAATGAACAAAGAAAATGGAAATATTCGCAAATCAAGTGAGTATTAAATTTTAGACAGGGAGTTTAAAAATGACAAACGGCGCTACTAAAATGGCAGATGTTGCCGATCAAATTCAAAAGTTTTGGGGACCACTTGGACTTTCTCAGCTGTACCAAGAAAACCCACTTCTAAACATTGTCAATCGTGACTATGAAGGCAATTTGCAAGCCAAAGGCGATACGGTTTACGTATCGGTCATTAAGCCATTGACTGGCTTCATGCAAACCGTTGGCACTGACGCCGACACTTTTACAGCTGAAAAAGTTGAAACTGTTAGAACTGCAATCCAAGCTTCAAAGGTTTTCAGTTCAAACATCGAGATGGAAAGCCTTGCAGAACTGCAAAGCCAGCTTGATAGCGGAAACCCAAGACTAAGAGAGTCTATGATTCGCGCTATCAACAATAAAATTAACGCCTATCTCTACTCTTTCGTTAAATCGTCTATCGTGGACGGTTCAACAGGTGATAGCGGCGTTACAACTCTAAGCAAAACAGAGTTTAGGGGAGCGCGCGTATATGCTGGCGCTGCCAAATGGTTTGCTCTTCTTGACCCCTCTTTCTGGGGTGATATCTCTATTGATTCAACACTCGCAAGCGTTGAATTTACTGGCGAGACACCTATCACTAACTCCATGCAGTTCAGAAAACTGCTTGATTTCAACGTGACAGAAGATAACTCTCTTCCTAACGATCAGGCACTTTTCTTCCATAGGGATTTCCTCTATGCAGTTATGCAAACAGGAATGGTTTGGAACGTTACAGACCTTCGAAGTAACTATAAGCGCGGTGTGCTCCTTACCTGCGAAATGGTAGGCGGCGCAGCTAAAAACGCTTATATCGGCGATACACTGCACTATCCTGTTTACGGTTCTAGCTGGGTAGCGCCTACCTAATGGACTACCGTAATACCTTGTTAAAGGTGCTGCCTGATGAAAAGCATGTAGCATCTTTCTTGCAAAGTGGTGAAGTTGGCAAGGTGATAGGTTTATTTTTAAAGAAAAATGAAAGCTTTGTTTTGTTTTATCTCAAGGATGAACCTAAACCTGAAATCGAAATCAAAAAGACGCCACAAAAGGCGTTAAGGAAGGAATAAAAAATGACTGAAGTAGTAACAAAAGCGCATAAGACTTTTGCCGCTGGTTTCACTGGTGAGACAAAAAGAGTTGGTTTGATTTATGATTTTACTCAAGATGGCGGCGCATATAGCGGCAACGTTTACACGCTTGGCACCATCAGCGGCAAAGTTTTGATCGAAAAAGTTATCGTGAGAGTCCTTACGGCGGTAACTTCCGATGGTAACGCCACGGTTATCGTAGGCCATACCGATAATGATGATGCCTTTGTAGACGCTACTGGCGGCGCAAAAGCAAATTTGGGAACGGATGCGGTAGCGGCAGCGGCTACAACTTCAATCCCAATGATTCTTGGTGATGGTAAAAAAATCACTATGACCATTGGTACTGCCGATCTTAAGACAGGTAAAATCGTGGTAGACGTTTTCTATAAAGATCATAACGCCGGTTAAGGAATTGACCGGAAACGGTAACTATCCTTTCATGGGTGTATAGGCTTTAAATCAGCCTATACATTTTTTTGCGGCAAGGAATCGCGTTATGAATAACCAAAGCGTTGTATTATCGAAAATCAGCGGCGTTGTATCCGACATAACGCGCTTTGTAACCGATATCGATCAAGCAGGTATCGATTTAACT